CGACCATTAGCTTTAGCTCTTGCTTTAGCTTTAGACTTTTGTGCAGGTGTTAATTTCTTGCTTTTACCTAATCCACTAGGTCTTGGTTTGTCCCATACGGGTTTACTTTTTTTTGCCATGTTACCACTTTACCTTATCTGCCCAATAAGCTGCAGACATTTTGCCTTTTTTTATGTTCTTAGCATGTCGGGCTTTAAATGATTTACGTCTTGCTTTGGACTTAGCGTCTGTTTTTTTACCTGCACCACTAACACCTTTTTGTCCGAAGCGTATCAATTTAACTTGATCTCCAGATTTTGCTAGTACTGCATGTGATTTAGTTTTATGTCCAGGTGTTCTCTTAGGTTTGTTGTAACCAGAGAACTTTTCTCCTCTATAGTTTATTGCCATATTCTATCCTTTAGACTATTACTTAGTCATTTTTTTCTTACGCTTGGAAGTATATCTTTTTTTCTTCCCTGTCTTACTGTAAGGCATTATCTGCTCGCTTTCTTTTTATTTTCTTGTGGTTTATCTTTACGTAAACCTATTGTTAGTAACCATAAACCTAATGATATAAGTATAGCAACACCAACTATGTCCTTAGCTGTACCAGTAAGGGTAAGCCATGCTATAAAAAAACCAAGTAAGGTAAAGGTTTGTGCTAATGTTTCTTTAAGGATTTCTCCTAACCAATTAATAAATTTTTTTATGTATTTCATGTTCTTCTTATTCTAACGGGTACCACCGAGACACTAGCTACGATTTGCGAAGCTATAATAACTGGTACTACAACTTCTTGTGCTTTTTCTTTTTGATCATCAGTCATATCGTTACCTATAGACGTGAGGTCTATGTCTTGTACTTGTATATCTATAAAAGAACCTATAGGATCTGCTAAGAATTGTTCTGTCTGTACTTCTGTAACTACATCAGCAAGTGTATAGTCTTCGACATCTTTATTTTCAACAGCTTTAGCAACATATACTTCTACTGCTTCTGCTACTGCTTCATCATTCTTGACTGCTTCTGCGACAATAGCAACGTCTTCTGCTTTATCTAAATTTAAAACTTCTGCAACAGTCTCTACTTGTTGTTCTGTTAATTCTTGTACATCAGCAATAGCTTCTTCAACAACAGCTTGCACAACATCTTGTACTTCCTGCGTAGCTTGGTCAAGGTTTTGTACACCAACATCGTTTACTTCGTCAAGGACTTCAACAACTTCTTCTTCGGTAAGGTCTTGTACATACTCTTGTATTGCTTCTTCTTTAGCTTCTTCATATTCCTCCTCTGTTAAACTCTCAACATCTTCTTCTATAACAGGTATATTCACAATGTCTTCTATTTGTGAAATCTCCTCTTGTATTTCTTCTTCTGTAAGTTCTTTTACATCTTCTGTTTGAACTGGTACTTCAACCAACTCTTTAGGAATAGTGTCTTCCACAATCGGTGGAACGTCTTGCTCGACAATGTCTTGTTCTTTATCGATCGATATAGTTTCTTCATCTATCTCCTCCTCTATAATTATTACAATATCTTCTGGAATGTCAATGACTATTTCTTGAATGATAATAGTTTCTTCAATTGTATCAATAGCTTCTTGTATGTCATTTTTAATAACTTCTTCATCTGTAAGTTCTTTATCTTCATCTTCAATGACCACATCAGGTACCACAACATCATTGTCGAGAAGTTCTTTTTCGGTATCTTTTGGTTCATCTTCTACAATTATAATATCTTCTTCTACGATGTCATCATCTTTTACTTCTTCTACGGGTTTAGGAATATCACAATCTCCGCGCTCTATCTGTGCGTTAGTCATAAAACAACCGTACTCATTTTCATTATCTATACGTTCCTGATCTCTCTCTATAGTTCCATCATTAACGTCTGCTTGTGTATAGGTCTTGTCAACACCTTCTACTTTTACATCTACAATGATTTCTTCAGGTGTAGGTGGTGGCGGAGGTGGTGGAGGTGGCGGAGGTGGTGCAACATAAACAGTTGTAGTTGGTGCAACATATTGGTAAGTTTCAAAGTTATTGCTATCACTATCTGTACAACTTTCTCCATTTTCTATGTCGCCACATACGCTAAATTCCCAGTAAAAAGTTCCTGTCTGTATATTTGTATAGTCTAATGTGTATGTCCTAGCAGTAGTATCTGTAATAATAACCCTATCCCAAATAGAATTATCATAACTGTAGTTAATATGAAATTCGTGTACTAAAGTATTTCCATCTGTATATTCCCAAGCAAAATAAACATCTTTGCCTTGATAATTTACTGATACATTTGTTGCGTCATCAGGAACAGCAGGTGGAATAGTAGTCGTTGTAGTAGTGGTAGGTATCTCTACATACTGCCAGTAAAGTGTGTCTAATACAGATATATCAGTTAATATAACTTCAAACTTTGTAATGAATTTATCTGTGTTAGCTTCATCATTATTGTAATCAGTAAATGATTTGTAGAAATCATCATACATAGTAGAACCATCTTCTCCCCATGATTGCGCTGCTTTGTTTATAGTTTCATCTGTGTCGTCAGAGTAGTAATACTTAACATCATAAGTATTATTTACTGCACCAACTAGAAATCCTACTTCGTATACATCTTCTGCAAATTCAAATACATAAGTACCACTTTGTAAAGCTAGTGAACAACCTGTAGTTCCATATCTTCCTTGTTCATTACAGTAAATATACGCAGCAGTACTACCGCCACTTATCGACAAACCTGTCTCGTATGTACTATCTTCAAATGCTTCATTGATTGTAACTTCATTAGGTACTTCTTCTGCAAATACAGGAATAGGAGCTATAAGAAAAAGTACGATACATATACGTACTAGACTATTAAATTTATATAACACGGAACTTACTTAGTTCCGCAACAACCACCACCGCAACAACCGTCACTACCCATGATCTAATCCTCTCCCGTTCATATCATTATGTGTTTTACTATCGAGAATACCGAATGCCTGATTGACTTCCTCCATTGTAAGTTGTCCATCATTAAGATATTTTCTTGCTAAGATTTCTAGTACGTTAGCTACTCCAAGTAATCCTGCTAGTAATGCAGAACTAAATACATCTATACCTACAAGACTACCTGCACCTATAACACTTAATGCTTGTGCTATAAATACAGCGACCATACGTTTAGATATATTCCAATACAATTTGTAACCCTTCATTACATAGATAAGCTACCAACGATCAATACAACCGTAGCAACTAATCCTAGTACTTTGTAAAATTCTGTTTTGTCCAATTTGTTATCTAGTTTTTCTTCTAGTTTGTCAAGTCTTTCAATGACCATAGTTAATAATTCCTTTTGTGTGAAGCCGTTACCGTTAGTACTCATGTTTATGGTAGGTCATCGTGGGATAGAAAATCCCATTCCTTGTCATACATACGATTATTTAAGTCCCATTGACTTACTCTTTTAATAAGTTGTAGAGTTTCTTTTAAAAAATAACCTAGTAAAAATCCTATTAAATAATCCATAAAGAATATTATAACATGCAGTTATTTGGTCACTTAATATTTTAAGATAAGAACTAATTTCTTTTGTATTCGGTCCATGTTTGTGATTTACTAGAATGTATTATATTTTGTTTTAGCATTTCATCTACAAGTTCTTGGTCATAATTTTTAACTTCAAATTTTGTATTTTTTTTAACATCTTCGATTTTGTAAGGTGTTAATTGAATTAAAGGATCGCCTGCTTTAACGAATAATACTTCTTTATCTACCTCATTTAAATCTTTTAAAAACTCGAATGGAAAATTTGTTTGGTGCCATATATCAGTTTCAACATATCCTGGAAGTAACCTTATATTATTTCTATGATTATAAAATGGATCATTAAAATATGTGCCATATCCTTTTGGAGTTTTCCACAAATAAGGAGATATTAATTTTAAAACACCATAATTATTTATTCCATTTAATCCTATGTCCTCTAATTGTTGATGTCCTTGACTTTCTATCCAAGGAAAATCTCCAAGGTGCGAACCTACTGTTACATTCCATTGCCAATTTTCTACTAAATTATCATTATCTTTAATTAAATAAATGTCAGACCATGCAGGAATGATTACACCATAAGTTAAATAATCTTGAATTGCAGGACATTGTTTAGCGTGTCTTACATTTGTATGTAATTGAGATGTGCCTTCAGTACCTCGTTTTTTTACACTATGTTTTTTGTACCATTCAGGTAAAAATCTATTTGCTTGTACTGGTGGATAAAGTTTAAGCAATTCTTCAAATCGTTTATCTCTTGGGTATATTTCAATCATTATGAAAAATTATAATTAAGAACAAGTCTTGTTGCTTTATCAGTCTGTGTTATTCCAAAATGTGAAATGTTACCATTCATTACTATAAGTTGATTTTCTACTGACGGAATTAAAACTTCTTTATCGTCAACTAACAAAACAGTTCCACCATTACAAGTAGTTAAATTAAAAACACAAGTTTTAAAATCGTAATCTAAATCTACATAATCTGTGTGTGGTTGCATTTCAATGTTCTTGCCTTGATTGGTATAAAGATTTGATTTAATACGCATTAGTTTTTTATTTTTAGTGTTAGACAAATGTGCAACTTTTGTTGTTATATCTAATATATCCCACATTCGTTCTGAAGTTTTTACACTATTGTTAAAAAATGTATGAGTAAACATAAACTCATTAGTTTCTGATCCTTTAGTAGTTCTATTTCGATAGTACCAGGGAAACATAACATCTTTAAAATATCTACGATAATGTAGCAAATCTGCTTGTTCTAAAATACCATCATATATTTTATAAGGTTGTTCTTTCATGTAACTTACTATAGTATGTTTTAATTTATAAGTTACTCGTTATAGGTCCATTCGCCTTCTGCATTTTGATAGCCCCATTTTAGCTCATCTTCTACCCAAAACCATTCTTGGTCATCATCAGGTTTAGCTGTTGGTGGTTGCCAATCATAATTTTCATCTAAAGTCCATGATGAATATGGTTGTGGTTCAATAAAAACATTATTTGTATTATCATAAGTAAAACCAATAGCACCAAATTGTTTTTTAAAATTGTTGTTGTATGAAGTTTGTACCCATTCATTAGTGCTTCCTGTAATCTCTTTAGCTTTTGCAATGCCTATTGCTTCACTTTCTACACCATTTATGTCTAGTATTTCAAAATTACTTATAACAATAATATTAGTTACTGTATTGTTACTATCAAGTTCTGCAAAATGTGCCATTATGCTACCACAAAGTTTCCTGAAGAAGTAAATGTATGAATTGTATAAGTACCTGAAGTTGTAGTTGTACCTCCACTAATAGATAAAGAAGTTGCGTCTGCAGTTGTATACCTAAGTATTACAACGCCTGAGCCACCATTGTGAGTACCATTTCTACCTGTACCACCACCGCCACCAGTATTAGCACCACCTGAATTTCCATTTACACCACCATTGCCTCCGCCGCCATTACCACCACTAGCATTATTATTTTGTTGCTGATGGCTAGAACCTGCGCCGCCACCTGCATAAGCTACATCAGAACCAGTAATTCCAGAAGTTTGTCCATTCCCACCTGCACCACCAGTACCAGTATTACGACCACTACCGCCTACATTAGCTGCACCGCCGCCACCGCCGCCACCATTGTTAATTTGACCACCTGTGCCGCCACCTTCGCCACCATCATTACCTTGCAAAGCAGTACCTGAACCTCCAGGGTTTCCAGTATTTGTATCATTTCCTGTTCCACCTGCACCTGAGCCACCATTTCCTGCGTCAGCAGTACCACCACCAACAGAAGTAATTGTTGATACTACTCCATTAGTGTCAAATACACTATCAGCACCTTGACCACCGACTGTAACTCCATAAGTACCAGGTAGAATTGAAAGAGGTGTTTCTCCTGCACCACCATCTCCTGTAGTTTCTCCATCAACTGCAGCACGATAACCTCCTGCGCCACCGCCACCTGAGTTGTTATTAGATTTACCTGCGCCGCCACCTGCAACTACAAGGTATTCTACTATCAATGGACTATCCCAATTATTTTGACCTTTTAAATAAACTATTTCATTAGGTACAAAACGACCTTGATTTGTACTTGGTGTTTGAGTACCAGTATTTTTACCTATAAAACCATATATGTCTTTGTTAGTGCTTGACATTTTTCAAATATTTCCTTATGTAATCTCTAATAAAGAGAGTGTCATTTCTAAATCAGAAGCTGCACCTGCCCAAGCTCTTAACTCATCAGCTGCTTCTAACACAAGTTTCCCTCCAATAGGGTTAATTGCACTATCTGCAGGTACTGATATTGTAGAAGCTAAAGCTGCAACAACTGAACCATCATTCATATCAATGTTTAGATCTGCTGCGTTTGTACCATCTACATTAGCAACTTGGCAATGTATTACGATTGCTGTGGTTGCTGCAGGACAGGTATAAGCTACTGCGTCTGCAGTATTGCCTAACGCTACATTAACTGTTTTAAATGTTTCTGCCATATTCTATTCTCCTAGTAATTAATTATTAACTATCTCCCATAACTATAGCACGAGGTTTTGATCCCGAACCTGTAGAAGTAGTAGATAGACTTCTCATTATCAATCTAAATGCCATTGATTGACCCGCAGTACCTGTATCAGGTAGTAAATCTAAATCTTCGTCAATAGGTTTATTACCTATTGTATCTATACCTAAACTACCACCTTCTTTAAGAAGTATTAACATACTCATGTTAACCTCCTAAAGCTATTACTAATCCGAGACTTGCTTTTGTAGCAACTTGACCATCAACGTACGCTTTTATAGATTGTTGTGAAGCTGCTGCTGTTGAACTATTGCTAGCCATGTCATCTTCGTCTAGTAAAGTTATACCACTTGCGTCAACGTAAGATTTATTTGCAGCGTCTGCTGCTGCTGTAGGTGTAGTGAGGTTTGTAATTTTATTATTGTTAGCGTCTAAGTTAGCAGCTAATTTAGGTGTACCTGCTGTACCTGAAGCATAACTTACATCTACTACTTGACCAATTGCGTCAAACATATCTTCATATACTTGTTGTACAGGTACCATACGCACTACAGAGTTCTGTGGGTGTGATAGTCCTGAAGCTGCTGATGATCCTGTTAAATATCTATTGTCTGCAGTAGAAGTTACTAACTGTGTAGAAGTAAATGTTCCATCAAAAAATACATACTCACGCTGTGTCGCACTATCGGGTTCAATAACTAAATAACAAGGACTTGTTAGTCCTGAAGTGGAAGCTACTGTTGCTGTTGTGTCTGTAGCACCGAATGTACTAGATAGCGTAGTTTCAAACGCGTTACGTGTAAATGTTTCTGCTGCTTTTCTTGTACTTGCCATATTCTAATTTCTCCTGTTTAGTATATCACACACCAAATTGGTGTATTCCCAATCTTCCAATACCAAGCGCACCTAATGAAGTAATCTCTCCAGTTGCAGACGCTTGTCTCTGACCACGTACTTGTATAGTACAAAATACCATAGTAGAACCTAGCTTAGTAATCTCTTGTACAGGTAAGGTAACATTTTCTACAATGCCTCTAATTATTTCATCTGGTTTAAAAAGTGTTAGCGTTACTGATTTACCTTCTAATTTTTTTACAGCGTCAAATAACTTTTTACCTATACCAGGTATGTTCTTTGCACGTTTACCTGGACGTTCTATACGATCAGATACGTTAATAGGGATACGTGCAAGTATGTCTTCTGGTTCTGGGAAAGCACGATAACTATATGAGTAAACTTCTGGACTAGCTGTCCTACCCGAATTAGAACTTATTGTTAACTTGGGGACTAGCCACCTATTAATAACATTAATCATAGGTACTTCGTTACCGCTTTCTGAAGTTTCTATTTTTGTTAAAGTCGAATAACTTGTAGCATTAGGATTTTCTAATGCGTCTAATTCAGTACTAAATTCTGCTAATACGTTAGAACCTGCAGGTATATCGTTAGTGTAAATACGACCACCTATCCATTGTTTAGCTTGTGAAGTATAAAAATCTGCAGCAGGTAGTATTAAATAACCGTCATCAACTAAAGTAGCAGCTTCTTTTATTAAACCAATAGCTGCAACTATAAAAAATAATTTACCATTAGCTATAGCTATACCTGTTACTTTACCTGATGTACCTGTGTAATATATATTTCGTGCATACCCTAGTGTTGGTAAGTAAATAGAATATAGATCTGTTTCTGTTGCGCTATCTATTACACCAAAATATATTTGATCTCTTGTGTTAAAAAATGCAGTAGGACTTTTATCTACTGCTGTAGTGTTATCCCCAAATTCTTTTATAAGCTGTCTGTCATCAAGTGTATAAAGCACACCATCTGTTGCGATAGTTCCTCTATATACTCTACCTATTTTGCCCCCACCTGATGATGACTGTGAAGTAGAAAAGAAAACAATTCCATTACTTTCAGTCATATCGACTATATCTTCGCCCTCAATAAAGGTTTGACCTGATAATACAAGACCAGATGTAGTGTCATCTTTTATAGCATAAATATATCCATCATCAGAAGCTGCTAAGATTACAGATCCACCGTCTATAACACTTGTCCATAAAGATCCTGATGGTAAAGATTTTATAAGTGGAGGACTGTTTGTACCATCTATCTCGTGTAAATGTCCACTTGTGTCTATAGCTATAACATAATTTTTTATATAAAATAATCCTGTGTATATGTGTGCTGAGTGTAAGTTCATAACGTTACTCCAACCACTTGGAATGTCATCAGCGTCAAGTTTTCTAATAATACTATCTGTACCATCATTTAATGACACATACAACTCGTGTCCGACTAACACCATTCCTGTTACATTAAAACTTGGACCTGCTGAATAGGGATCTGTAGTTGTCCAAGTATCTCCGCCATCTGATGAATAATGTACATCGTGACCTTGTGACACGTATAAAACATCTTCATGTGATATAAGGTTTTGATAAGCACTAGCGCTAGCTCGTGCAGTAACAGCAGATGTTTCGTTTAATAATTCTATAGAGTATGCTTTACCACTATCATCTGCATTTTTAAAAACATCTATACCTTTGCTATCGAAAAATCTTCTAAAATCATTTGTTCCTTGTACTCTCTGATGTGCTTGATCTAATCCTGCACCACCAGAAAAATCTGATCTAGCGTATGACTGACCAAACTCTGCTCTAAATTCTTCAGGTACTTGTGCGGTGTTAACCTGTTGCGCTGATAATGGTGCAGTAGTAATAGATAATTCTCTACCTGGTGCTACTGCTAAACGTAGAAGTATATCAGTAATACCATCAGATATTTGTGCTTGGTATCCAAAAGCTAACGGGTTGGAAACGTTTGACGTTGAAGGTAAAGGCATTAGGTAAAACTAATTCCGTATAATTCTACGCCTTGCGGAAATCGTGAACGTTGTTCCCTTCTTGCTCTGTCTAGCAATACTCCATAATAACGCAGCAAAGCATTTCTAAGTCTTTCTCCAGAACCAACAGGAACTCCTCTTTGTTCTAAGTTTTCTGTGATATAGTTTTGTGTACTTGCGTCAACATCTAACTCTGACAATAACTGTGCTACAGCACCAACCATAACTATTTGCTCATGGAAATCTTCTAGTCCTGATACAGTATTTAAGTCATCACTTTCTGCTGATGGTCTTGTAAACTTTGAAGCATACACAACATAGACACTCTTACCTGAAGTTGGAGAGGTAGGAAACTGTACTGCTGCGTCTGTTGTAGATCCTGCAAAGTCTGTTAGTAATTCAAGTGGTACGTCTGTATAGCTTGTAGTAGTTCCTCCTGTTGTACTGTTATCTATTTTTGCTTGTAAAATTCTTTGTGTTCCTGCAGGCATTTCTACGAATTGTGTAGATGAAGTTGTAAGTGTTGTTTTCTTAACAGCGTACAATGCAGGAAATAAACCAATAACTTGATCGCCAATAGCATTGGTTACGTTTAATCTTGGATACTTAGGTTTAAGAATAATGTCAGTATCTTCTAAATGTTCTGCTGCAGTAGAACCTAATCTACCACGTTCAATTGTTATTTCTCTTGATACTGTGTTGATGTCTTCAACCATAACAAGTTCGCTATCAATTTCTAATACTGAACCCGCACCAATAAGTTCTTCTTCTTCTGGTGTAAATAATCCTTCTTTGTATTGTAAAGTTGTACCAGTTGATGTAAGACCTTGACCACCAGTAATGCTATCTAAGTTAGCAACTTGTGTTAATGGTTCTTGTTCTTCTACAGGTCGTAAATACTCTCTGTAGGTTCTATCAATTAGCTGTCCTAGTGTAGACATGAATACCTACCTTTAAGCAGTTCTAAATATTAATTTAATTTTTCTGTCTGCAGCTTCTGTTCCGTCTGAAGTTACTCTAATGTAACCACCGCTAGCAAAAGCCCAACCGCTAGGATCTACACGTGTTGCATTACCTGCACTAACTGTGTATGATACCTCTGTGCCGTCAGTCTCTACTACATCAACCCATGATGATCCATCTACTGAAAAATCAAAGGTAATGTTTGCACCAGTCATAGCAGATGGGAATACAATCCCTGCTAAAAGCATGTTATCTACATTGACTGCTGTACTGTTGCTTGCGTCTTCTGAAATGTCTATTAAAGCTACTTCGCTTTTACTTCTACCGTATACCATATTGTAAATTCTAACATACTCAAAACACCGCTATGGTGGAATAGCGGTGTTTGAGTAATTATTGAATAGGAATTAACCTATTACGTTATCGATCTGACAATGGTATTGTTGTGGACCAAAGTCCATAGCCATTTCCATATATACAGCTTTAGCAATTCTTGCGTTATCTGCTTGATCTAAGTCTCTAACGAACATTGTTCCATATCCTGGGATATTTAAGAATATTGGTTTAACGAAACTAAGGTCAACGATAAATGCTTGCTTAGAACCTGAAATTGTACCTGCTGGTAAGAAGTCAGATAATGCTAGTCCGATTGAACCGAATGGTGTAACGATTGTATCAATGTCAACACCTCCAACATTTCTGTCTCTTGGTAAGATACCATAATTTACAGATCCAACTGTAGCTTTAACGAGTTCTTTGTTAAGATCCAACAACATTGTTGGAGATACAAAGAGAACTGGTTGTCTCATTGGTGCGCCTGCGTCATACAACGCCTTCATACCACTAGCTATGATGTCCCAGTTTAGTTTTTGTGCTGCAGGAGAACCTGCACCATCATCGTTATTTACTGCAGTTCCGCCTGTTAGATCTTGATGTTCTTTCAAACCTCTCATCTGACGGTTGCCTGTTGTACCATCGTTGTAGGAAGCATTGAATGCTGCCCACTCTACTTTTTTAGCTACTGTCTCTAGTACTAATTCCATTTGATAAGCAAGCTCATCATTGATTGGGTTAGTTCCTGCTAAAGCTAATGCAGGATCAGAGTTTTTATAGTTGCCCGCTAAGTCGAACGGTACTATTTCTCCAGAAGCAGCTTGTGCAGTATAAGAAATCTGCGCGGCTTCATGGAATATTTGTAAAACACCTTGTTGTGCTGCTCTGCTTCGTCCTGAATAATTAGGCGCGCCGCCTTCGTCATCAGGAGTTACTGCAGAAACTGCCGCATTGTCTTGTGTTTGGAATTGGAAGAATGTGCTGTTTGTAGCAACTCCGCCATTCAAACCACCTGCAGCAGCGAGTAGAGGTGTTCTATGAGGTGTTATTTTAAATAGTTCTCCAGTAAAGTTATTCACATCACTAGCAACTATTGGATTTGCACCTGATATTGCTGCCATTTTCTACGTCCCTTCTATTTGTAGTTAATTGGTTTATTGATTTTTTTGTTGTTCTTGTAAGGCAATTTTTGCCCTTAGACTATCTCTTACAGAAGTCTCTGGACTACCAATAACGTCTTGCATTTTTTGTGTCCAATCAGCAGGTTGTTGTGCAGATGAGTTCTGTTGTATCTGTTCTAACTTACTGTCACTTTCAGCGATCTTTGCAGCAGCTACTTCGTTGTTCTGCTGTACCTGTGTATCGATGTTATAAGTGTCTTTAAGCCATTGACCTAACTCTGAAGTATCTGGTTTTCCGTCATATAGATCGAAAGCCATTTTACCTGTACCAGAGTTTGGATCTAGTCCAACATCTTTAAACATAGAAGTCTTTACGACATTCTTTAGTTCTTTATTCTCTTGCTCAACTGATTTAAGTTTATCCCTTAAACCTTTAATACCTTCGTTGGTATCGTTGCCGTCCATTATTTGTTCTCCGTTATCTGTCATTTGATAATCTCCATTTCTCACACTATTACACCGTTCTCCAATAAGGTGTGGTACATATTGGGAGTGGTTACATAATTATTTTACATGTTGAATGGGCGCTGTAACATACGCATACAACACCTCTACGAATTAAATACGTGGTAAGGACGTAGGAACCCTTAACCAGAGTGATGATCTATTATTTACTTGGCGGATACTGTCAACGCCAATACAATTAGTATAACACATAAAAACACGGTTAATGATTTTTTTCCTGTTTCTGTCAATATAATTTTATAAGCGTCATTCCACCATGTCCATGACTTGTCAGACTTGTAGTGACCTTTTTTATTTCTAGCACGTACCCATTTAAACATTATTGTTCAACCAATCCAGTTATACCTGCTTGTGTAGCTGCTGCGCCACCTTCTTGCGTAAAGACTGTAGCTTGTTCTCCTTCAAGTCTTGCACGTACTTGATCTGCAACACCGTCTCCAAAGACTTCACTTTCTATAAACTCTGATAATCCAAAGATGTCTTCTCTACCAGTAAACCTGCTAGCCAATCTTTGTAACCTAGGCAACTGTGTCTCTGCTCTAGCTGCTAACTGTTGCGCACCTGTACCTGAAACACCTGCACTAATAAGTCTTTGTGCTTGTTCTGTTGATATAGCGAAGTCTTGTTCTAAGAATGCACCACCAATTTGTGATACTTCAACTCTTTGGTTAATAATATCTGCTGATACATCTTCTGATATAAAGCTAGCAAATATAGCTTCGTCTGTAATATCTTCAGTTGTTGGAAATATATTAGGATAGTTGTTAACGTAGTATTGCTTTACAGCACCAAACTGTGGAAACAATGAGTTGTATGCAACGTTAAGTCTTTCCTCGAATGTTCTAGGTGCTACATCATTTTCAAATAATGTTTGTATTTGGTTACTAAAGTAATCAGGATTAAGGTTGTAATCAGCTAATAGATTTGTGTAATCTTCCTCAATCTTTATATAATCAAGCTCTGGTGTTGGTGTATCAATACGCAAAGTTTTACCATCTTCTCTAAAAATACCAGGAAACTTATCTTTATATGCTTGTGTAGTTCTTAATACACGCAATGCTTCTTCTTCGTCTCCTCCGTTTGTATTAAACTCTTGTAAAAAACCTTGAGATAACTCTGGACCTAACCATGGATAATTAGTTTCTACGTATGCTTTTGCGTCAAATTCTTCTACTGGATCTCCAGGTACTTCTACAACTGGACCAGGTGGAGGTGGAGGTGGGGGTGGTTCACTTGAAGGACCTAGATCTTGTTCATCTGTACTTCCATCACTATAAATAGTTAGTAGTACTCTCCTACCACCTTTAATAATTTCTTGTGTAGAAACTACTGTTTTGCCTGTTATAATATCGTCATCTAAATCACTAACCTCATTTAAATCTACAGGTGGTACTGTTGTTTCTGGTGGAGTAAAAGCAGGTTCTGTTATTTCTCCTGCTTCAGCTGCTGCACCTTGACTAGCTATTCTGATTTGTTCTATTGTTTCTACAGTTGGTTCTTCTAAATTTTGTTCTGGTTCTGACCTAGGTGCTGTTCCTGGTGGCAACATAACGCCATCAATCGTAGGACTAAGTTGTGCTAATCTAGCTAAGATACTCATTGAAATCTACCCCCGCCTGTTGCACGTTGACCAGGTGTACCAAACTTACTTTCCATTCTTGTCTGCAATGTATCACGATATGTTTGTGTACCTAGTTTTGCAGCTTCCTCAAATGCTATATCTTCTCTTTCCTTAACGTCATTGGTAGCCATAAATCTTTGCCATGCTGATGATGTTTCATCTGGTAACTGTCCAGTAACTGTATTCCATTGTTGTCTAAATGTACCTGAAGCAGTTGCATAATTCTTTACTGCTGTTCCTTTAAATTGTGTGTATTTGTTTTGGAATGTTTCCTCTAACTGTGGAATAAAAGTTTCGTTATACCAAGTTGGATTAGCTTCTGCTTCTTTAGCTATAGCTTCTACATCATAAAATTCTGTTTGCCCAGGTCCTAAAACGTTCTCAATATATTCAGCAATATCTCTGGTCTTTAATATCACATCAAAAGATTGTCCTGTAAGTACTGCTTGTACTTCTGGATCAAGTGTATATCTTATACGTTCATTAACCATTTTGTCTAAAATATTATTTAACTCTGTAGTGTCAGATATTTTACCTGACTGTAACAAGTTAGTAAGACCTGATACTACGTTAGGGTTTATTGTTTGCACCCCTCTGTTAACCATACCATCAACAATCAGCTGTTGGTTCTTAACAGATTGTTCTGCATATTTAGCAGGATCTGAAGCAAATAGTTCTGCTGCTTGTCTTTGACTAGGTGGTGTAGTTCTATACCAATTAACACGTTGTAAGTCTGCAGTACGTACCGCTTTACCCTCTAACGCATTCTCTATAGCTAATGCTAAAAAATCTAAGTTACCATCTTCATCTTCTGACAATATCCAAGGGCTATACTTTGCTTCTTCTTGTAATGCTTCTACTAAATGATCATAAGGTTCTGCACCTGCTTCTGCTTGTGAGAATAACAATTGGTTAGCATTACCAAAATAAAAACTGTTGTTGTATTCTTGACCTGTAATAGCTGATGAACCTTCTATGACATTCATATCACTATCTACTACAACGTTTGCTACTAAGTTATTTCCTGCTACTTTCTCTTTTACTGCGTTCCAATCTGATATTTCATAACGCCATGTAAATTTACCAGTTGATCCTTCAAACTCTGGTATTTGTGCAACAAGGTAGAACTTACTACCAAATTCTGTAATTTCTTCCCATATTTCAAAGTCTTTAGATATAGTGTTTATAAGTTTATTTGCTGTTTTATCTTGTGTCGCCATTATACAAACTTTCCGCTGAACGTTCTCTTTATTCTATCATACATGTCTGGCTCACTCACTTCATTATTTGCTGTTGGTATGTTGTATGTTTTTTCTAGTTTATCTTTTAGTTCTTGTTTGCTTTTTTCTTTTTGCTCTAGTGCTTCTTTATATCTATTATTTACAGTTACAAATCTATTGTAACCGTATGGACCTACTTGTTCTGGTGTCTGTGATTTAAACTCTTGTTCTTTATTTTCATCAACTTCTACAGTATCTACTGTGTCCATAGGTGTATCTTCTTCTGGCTCTTTAGTATCTTCAACTGTGTCATCAACAGGTTCTTCTACTTCTTCTACTTCTCCTGGTTCTTCTGGTTCGTATATGCCATCGAGATATTCTCTTTGCTCTGCAAGTCTTTTAACAATACCTTCTGATTGTTTACCGTATAACTCTACTGTTTTCGCATGTGCTTTATCAAAGTCGCCTATTAACAAGTTACCTGTGATATGTGCATGGTTTAATCCAGTCTTGTTAAATGCTGTAATAACTAGATAATCATAAGCACTATCTTCTAATTGATCTTTTTCAAACTTACCAAATCGTTCTATAAACTTAGGCAAAGCTATATGTCTTTCAATTCTTGCGTTTACAATTCTCTGTGTTTCTTTAAGGTCTGCTTCAAACAATTCATTAGCTTGTTCTTCTGTTATCTCTTGACCTACTAAATCTTTTACAGCTTGTTTAGATCCACTTAAAGTACCAGTATGACCATAGCCAATAGTCAAAGTTCCTTTTATATCTGTCCCTTCTACATAAGGTACTGGTGGATATTGTGCCATGTCGTCATATACAAAAAGCACAAGTTCTTCTTTGTCCTTAATGAACTCTATTCCACCTTCTGTAATCTCTAGGTTCTTATCAACCACTACTTGCCAACCTGGACATAGCGTCAACAGTACTAAATAAGTAGCTAAGATCATTACGTTCCTTTGTAGCTTGTTGCGTAGCTTGTACCTCTGCGCCTAATACAGCGTCAGCATACTCACTAAGTTTAGCGTCTGGTGTCTCTGGTACAACTAAAGTCTTGTCTGCACCTGGGAACATACGTTGTGCTAGATCATAATTCTTGTTATAATCTGCAACTGCTGTTTGATAATCTCTACTAGATTGTGTATAAAAATCTGCGAATGCAACCATCTCTGCTTCTGATAATTCTCTGTTTATACCAATAGCACTTAATGCACCATCAACTTCTGCTTTAATTTGTGTTGGACTAGGTTCAGTATATACCTGTGGTAATAACGGAGGTCTCTTGTAAAGTCTTTGTTTTTCTTCTGCTAAGTGTGTACCTATGTCAGTAAGTTCATAGTTAGAAGCAGTCATAGCTGATAACATTGCAG